CACTCTAACTCATCTTTACTAAAATGAATGTAAGGTTCTGAATCTTCTTCATAAATAGGTTCTGCAATTGTACCAAATCTTACATCGTATATGTGATCCCTTTTCCAGGTATGACTGTAAACGCTGTCTGTCATTGCATACACAATTACAAATGGCTGATTGGTTGCTAAAGACAAAGCTGAGCCCATCCTTAATTTACTGGCCGAAAGCAATAAAGTGTCATACTTTGTAATACCAAAAGTTCTACATTTTACTTCTAGCCAGAAAGAAACTTCTTTTGACTCGCACCAATAATCTAAGCCATAACTAACTGGTAGTTTATGGCATCTAACATTCCAAAGGCCCTCTATAAAACCAGCTACACGTTCTTCGCGTTTCTGGTCATTAATGTTTTCCATTTTTGGTTTTGGTTTATCCATTAAGCTCTCCCTTTTTAAATACAATACGAACACAATATTTGCGAATAATTGCAACAAGTGTAAATACTGTTGTTTGAATAATAGAGGTCGTTAACAAGCTGGCATTAAAATAATTGCACATGTTAAGAACAAAAAAAGATAAAGGCAAAGCTATTACAACGCCAACAGCTACATCGCTAAGACTTTCTCTCAAAGCCAGTCTATCAATCTTCATTAAAAAATTCTGGATCAATTGCAACAATACGTTTAGTTGGTCGTCCAGTTCCTTTTGCTCTTAAATCTTTTTCTTGTATCTCCCCCGAGTTTTTTAATCTTTCTATAATTTCTTTTACTTCGTATGACTTCATTGATCTGAATATTTCACGTCGATCAATATCACGCTTACTTATACCCCAATCTCCCTGCGACCTAATAAAACTAAGTATTTGTTTAATACGTCCTTCCATTTCAGAACCTGCAACTTTGTCTTTACAGTTTTCTATTAACAGTTGATCGTAGTAATAAACATAATCTATTGCCCATTGAGTTATATCTCCTTTAATAACTTTAGTTCTTCTATCATCCGCCAAAGCCCCGATTAAAGCTAAACGCATTGCTTTCTCCCTGGTTCTAGATAGTAAAACTTCTAAGCCTTCTTTCTCCAAAGCATTCTGTTGCTCAACAAGTCTGTAGGCTAAACTGTCTAACAAAGCATTAGAATCATCGTCAAACTTTACAACCCTTTGTTTAAAATCCATTTCAGCGTTGTCTCTAGATATTTGCTCCATTTCATTGTCAACCTGTCTAACATGCGAAACCCAGTCGTAGGTTGATTGAGGCGGCTCAACAAAAGCCACCATTTTGCCAACAGTTCTTGGTACATGTGATTCAACAACAATAAATCTATTAAGGAATCCGTCAACAATACGACCTGTTGATAACGCGCCATAAAAGTTTTTAGGCACACTCATACCGACCAAAGTAATTGCAGGCTTAATCGTTGATCTATCTAATACTTCTTTTTGTTGTTTATTAGTTAGCGTCATCATTGAATAGTTATCTGGTCTTAAAACGCCATGACATCTTCCCCAAGTCTCCATAAGTATCTGTAACGCATCTTCTTTGTTAGAGTTAGATGACTTAGATATACTTTCCAATCTTTTACCAAACTCATCCATTACGGTTATATGGGTTGGCTTATATCTTAATAAACTGTAGATAGCCCCACTTGAAGTGTAGCCGTCTCCAGCCATAAGGTCGCTATATTCAGCATGATCCAAAATAGTTTCAACGACTGTCTTAACATTTTCTTTGCCTTGGCCAGACTTAGCAATACACATAAAAAATAAAGATGAAAAGTTATTCATATTAGTTCTATACATTCTGCCCAAAGCTACCGAGCCTAAAGACAAAGCTGCTTGCATGCTAATTGCTGGCTGAGATATGTGCGCTATCTTTTCTGAGTATTCGTAAATATCTTTTAACACACCAGGCGGAGAATAAAGATTAGCTGGTTCTTTTACTGTTTTGGTTGTTGATATATAAGCAGGCGCCTGTTGGTTTTTTCTGTCATGAGTTTTTTGAACTGAATTGACCGTTGTTGATATCTCGCTTGCTGATAAAGGCGGTGTGTTTTGCTCGTTCCAAGACTGAACAAAGAACTCTGTAAAGTCCGTATTAAGACCTTTAGCTATTAAATAACCTGCTAATCTTGCGGCTTGATCGTTACGGCCACCCTCAGAAACGCCTTGAATAGACAAAGGTGTGGAGATTGGTTTACCGTTAAGTTTCTCAACTCCAGTTATCTTCACCCATAATTCTTGAGTTAGGTTTGGCAAATCATCAACATCGTTTAGATCCCAATCATCAATTCTTGTAGGAGTATAGATAGCGCCTGTTGCATGAATGTTATGAGGAGCAACAATTAAACCGCCAACCCCTCTGATATCAATCAGCTTGGCTGGATCATATCCTTCTGTTCGCTTGGCTACCCAGGTAGTAAAGTTTTCTGGATTGTTGTAATAATAATGAACCCCTTTGCCTGTTGCTACTTTAAAAGGTGTTACTGGTAAGTTGGCCTCACACCAATTAACCGCTTCGGGTGTATCTGCATCTATAACAATAAATTTGCCACAGACTAAGGCGACGACTAAATCATCTCGCCCCTTAAACCATTTCTCTATTTCTTCCGTCGTCGGCTGTCGCTCTTGGAATTTTTGCCACCCCCCTAATTCTTTGGGCGGAACTTTATTATGCCTATGGAGAGGTACTACACTTATTCCATATTCTGCATAAGCCAGAGCTAAGTCCAACGCAGAGTCTTGCGCTGTTACTTGTAAATTGAACACTCTTAACTTGCACTACTTTCTTCAATAGGTCCAAAGATAGATTCAAAGTCTAGCTTACCGCCAGAAGCTCTAATAATTTTTTTCGCTTGTTTAATAGAGGGTTGTCTAAGGCCATACCTCCACGCTTTGGTTGACGCTGCCGAACAATCAAATAATTCAGCCGCTGGCTCAGTACCAATAAATTCTATGTACTTTTTCAAAGTTATTCTTTGCACTTCTCTCTCCTTATATTGTGGTTCTAGATTTTTTTTCTTAAATGATTTAAGCTCTTCATCTGTTAGGTTTTTTAATCTCCAAAGGTAGTCTACCTTCCATTGATTTTCGTCTACTTCTCTCATTTTACATTCCGTTAAAAAATTAATGTCCACACATTGTAATTCATATTAAAATAAATTAAAATAGTATTTTTAAATAAAACGGAGAAGATAAATGTCTGACATTTTAAGCAGAATAAAAAGTCCTAGCGACTTGGTAGAAAATCAAGGGGCTAAGATTTTAATGTACGGCGCAGCTGGAGCTGGTAAAACAACTTCACTTGCAACCTCACCTGGAAAAACTTTAATTATCAGTATGGAAGCTGGTTTGTTGTCTATTAAAGACGCGGCCAATGTTACTGCTATTGAAGTTAAAGAAGCCTCAGAAATTGAAGAAATTGCTGAGATGCTAGAAAGCGGCAAACTTGATTACGATACTATATGTTTAGATAGCGTAACTGAAATGTCTGAGCTTTTACTAGCACAAGAAAAAGCAAGATCTAAGGATCCTCGACAGGCTTATGGTGAGGTTATCACGGTAATGACAAGAACGATGCGAAGATTTAGAGATCTTAAAATGCACGTTATTTTTGTTGCTAAAGAAGACAAGCTTCGAGACGAAGCAACGGGTATGTTTCATTATCAACCAATGATGGTTGGTGCTAAACTGCCTACCCAAATTCCTTACTTCTTTGATGAAGTGTTATGTCTTAGGACTTTCACCGAAGAAAATGATGAAGGGAAAAAAGTAACCAATCGTTGGTTGCAAACAGTTCTTGGGGATAATTACATCGCTAAGGATAGGAGTGGCAAGCTAGATTCTTTTGAAGAGCCTAACTTGACATATATTATTAATAAACTTGGATTTTCAAAAGGAGAAAAATAATGAGCGATTTTGCAGACGTCAAGTTTGATTTTGAATCTGGTGGTAGTGGCGAATCTACTATTCCAGAAGGGGACTATTTAACAGAGATAAGCAAATGCGAGAAGACCACTTCTAGCAATGGCAACGACTATCTTGCGTTAGAGGTCAAAGTATGTGGTGAAAAGTACAAAGGCTGGATTGCTAGAGACAATCTAAACCTTTGGTACAAAAATAGCGACGCTGAAAAGCAAGAAATGGTTAGAGAGATAGCCTCCAGGAAATTCTCTGGCTTGGTCAAAGCGTTAGGCAGAAAAGACAACCCACCCGCTAATGGTGGCGAGCTGGTTGGTAATAAAGTGATTTGTACTTTTGGCATTGAGAAAAGTAAAAATCCAGATTACCCCGATGATAAAAACAATATCAAGGGTTTTAAGCCGTTGGAAAAGATGTCGCCTAAACAAGCAGACGACACTCCAGCTTGGGTAACAGAAGGAACTTCTGAAGCCAAAGCTCCAGCTAAACCGAGCTTGTAATTATAGGGTGTTGCTAGGGCGCCCAAAGGGTATTATCTCCCCCCATTTAGATACGAATATACCTACCTAGCACTCTAATGAATGGTTAGACTAATATGATGGGCGGGATCTATTTCACTAACGTCTAAAATTTTTCCAAACGTATAATCAGAGCTTTCTTCCATAGAGCGCAACAAAGCAAATAGCTCTGCGGTATCAGAGTTTCTAGCCTGCAATACAACCATATGAAGATTGCTGTCTATCTCATAGACGCACAGATATTGAGGAATGCTAGGAAATAACATACCTATCATCCTAGCATAATTTTTATTGATCGTTGACGTATAGAGCAATCATTGCATAGTGAATGATTTTAAGAAGCTCCTTTTTCTTATCGTCTTTTTTGCCATAGCGCATAGCGTATTTCATTATATTGCCAATACAAAACCCTTCGCCAAAACCAGCATCTACAATCATATCTGTTGCCTGGTATTTGCCCTTGGCATAGTGCTGATCGTAGGTGCTGTCTATATAATCTTTTAGCTCAGCAAGAGATACATCTTCTCTAAATTTGTAAGCTGGCACGATTATAAAGTTAAGGTAACGATATTAGGCGAGTTATAAACAGATAGATGACCGCCCTCTGAATGATTTTTGTACAGATCTAAAAAGCCTTCCATTTTTTCCCAGCCTAGATTCATTTGTTCTTCTGAAATAATAAATACTTTAGATGCGTAGGGGTAGACCTTCTCTTGCGCTACAAAGACAAACTCATCTAATTTAAAGCCAGCTTTTTCCATACCTCTGCGATACCAAGCTGCTTGCATGTCGTAGCCATATTTTTTAACTGAATAAGCAAACTCTACTGGATCACATGATTGGGTGGTCTTATAGTCCACTACACATATGGCGTTGTCTGGATATGGGCTTTGGACTGGAGGACAGATAACATCTGGTCGGCACTTACAAAGAACCTCGCCTTCATACCAATAGAAGCTAGCCTCCGCTACCTTACCTTCAGCGTTAAGGTAGACGTTGCCCTCATCAATCATATGTTCTTTCATACCTTTGATTGCTGTCATTTCAGCTTCTTTAATAACTGTTAGGCCGCGCTCCTCATACTCTTTTTTCAGTTCTTTGTTGGCATTGGTATAGGGAGAACCCATAACAACTGCGACTGTTTGGTTGAAAGCTTCCTCACCCTCTACCAGTAAAGCGTGGGCCGCTGTACCAAAGTTCATTGCAGGAGTTGTCTCTTGGACTTTCTCCACCGCATGCAGTTGCGATTTGCCAAAGGCTCTAATCTTACTGCTACTAATACCAACACCCGCATGGTAAACAGGGTTAGGTATATCTGAGAACACCAGGGTGTCGCCCTTTTGCTCAGACTCAAACTCTTTTAGTTCTTCTATTATCATATTCATACTCCAAAATCATCGTTTGCACGACACTATCATTAAGCATTGGCTGAGGCCAATACCGCAACTTGTTGTATAAGTTTAGCATGTTGTCTTCAAAAGACAGTCGCTTGTTATACATAGGGTTTCCTATTGAATCCCAAAAATCTTCTATTTGTTCTAAGGTATCTCTACCACCGCCAACATATTTTAATTCTGCCTCTGTATAGTCATAAGGTATAAACATAAAATCTCCCGTCTCTTTCCTAAATGGATAACAACGTGTTGGCTTACCTATTTGCATAAATATGATTGACGATATTAGGGAACTTACCCGAATAATCGACTTTAATTAAATCTGGCTTGTTAACTTCTGTTTGTCTAAACAAAGCCTCATCTACTGTAGCGGGTGGGGATCTTCGCAAGCTATCACCACTTACCATTTTGTTCCACCAAGCCACAGCTTTCTCTCTTGCATAGCCCGAATGTTCAAAGCATATGTACTCACTAATAATCTTATTGGGTGTCTTGTAGCTGACCTTGAGTACAGGCAACGGCTTGCCTTGTTTCTGATGATTGCCAAACCACATGTTGATAACCTTGGTATCGTAGCGTTCTTTCTTAGCTGTCTTAGAAATAATATCTAACTTAGATGCAACCAGCTCTAACTCTAGCTTACGCATAGGATAGACATAACCACAATCTGGGCAGGTAGTTACGGCTTTAGGCACGTATGACTTACACTCTGGACAGCTCTTGACCAGGGCTTCACCTGTCTTTTTGCGCTTGCCTTTTTGGTTAGGCGCTATTTGATTGATGGGACCATGACGTTCAATATTCTTGGCAAAGTCTAGAATTAAACAATCTTTCTTACCCTCTGCTATACGCATGCCTCGACCCATCATTTGCACATATAAGCCTGGTGAATGTGTAGGCCTTAGCATTATAATTAAATCTGTATTTGGCGCATCAAAGCCTGTCGTTAACACATCGCAATTAACCAAAGCTCTAATCTCTCCCTTTTTATAATCAGCTATTAACTTATCTCTTTGCAGTTGATTGGTATCTCCCGTCACCACTCGAGAGGCTATATTGTTAGCGTTCAAAATGCCGCTAACCATTTCTGCATGGTTAATACCAGCGCAGAATATAAGCCATTGTTTTCTGTTTGCGCCTTTAATTAAAACTTCTCGTATGGCTTTATTGGTTCTGCCGCTGTCGTTCATCTTGGCTTGTAAGTCCGTTTGAATAAACTCTCCCCCTCTCAAACCAATATCTTCTAACTCGTATTCAGTATCCATACACTTAGTTACCAGGGGTGATAAATAACCGTCATCAATCAAACGAATAAAGTTATCACCGCTACCAAAGTCTATTGCGACATCATCAAAGATAGATCCCTCGCCTTCAGTTAACATGCCAGAGTTTAGTCTGTATGGAGTAGCGGTAAAGCCAACCACGCGTAAGTTTGGGTTGCGTTCTTTAAGGGCGACAACGAGGGAGCGGTACATTCCCTCGCCGTCTTTTGGAACAAGATGCGCTTCATCAATAGCGAGGAGATCGAATAAGGGCAGTTGATCCACCTTGTTCCAAACTGATTGAAGCTGAGCATAGATAATATCGTTATCTGTATCCCTGCTTCCTAAACTGTTGCCATACAAACCTATATCTCCATAAGGCCAAGCGTCTTGTAGCTTTTCGTAATTTTGAAAAAGTATTTCTTTAACATGCGAAACAATTAAAGTTTTTTGTTTCTTTTGTTCATTCATATGCAGCACAAAGTCTGCAATTACATGAGACTTACCAGAGCCTGTTGGCATAACAACCAAAGGATTGCCGTCTTCTATAGCAATATAATTTTCTAAAGCATTCAAAGCTTCTTGTTGGTAATCTCTTAACGGCATTTACTTCTTTTTCTTTTTAGGAAAAACTTTCTTTACAACTTTGGATAATTTGCCAGACTTCATAATTCGATCAAGCCTGTTGATTGTTTTAGCTTTTTTATTTTTCATCTTTATTTCCATAATCAGTTTTAGTTTCTTTGCCGCTTGCATATTTTAATTTTCTAAAATGTTCTCCTGCGCCTTTCTGATATTCATACCAAACTATTTTTTTATCGTCTTCTTCGGCTTGAAGTTTCTTTCTTTGTTTCTCTACACTTTTTTTATACTGAGTCATTTTCTCTTGATCCCCCTGGTAATTGTTCAACGTCAAACCAACCGCACGGATAATTTACACCTCTCATTTGCCTTGACCTCGATATTTTTTACGCGTCTTACGTTTGTTAGTTCCAGCGCCTCGGCTAAGCCTTGAGTCGCCAATAGATGTTTTCTTTTTAATACTTTGTATTTTTTCTTTAATCCAAGTCTTTGCCATCGTCTTTTTCCTCTAGTTGTTTATAAAATTCTGCAACTGCCATTATCTCCTGCCAAGTGCCGTCGCTTTTAATACAGTTGGCCCGATGAGAAACAACAAGAATGTTGCCTACAACATAACCTTTGTTGTTATCTATTCGTTCTAAAGTTGGAGAGTTGTATCTATCTTTGTATCCATGTATAAGTTCAATTCTCAAAACAGGACATTTAAAATCTTGCGGCCATACGTCCCAAATATCTTGAGCCTTAAGAGTGCAAGGAGGCCAACCTCGATCTAAAGTTCTGCGCCTCGCTCCAGATAACATTTTATGCGCCCAGTACAAAGGTTTGTTTCTTTTGTTTTCGTTATAGCAAGATCGACATTCCCACCTAAAAGGCGGAGCTTTCTTTAGTTTTCTATTGGGAAAATTAACTGAGTTCAATTCTTTTGTTTCCTTGCATATAGGACATTTTCTCACTTTGAGTCAATAGCTTTTAAATATAGCTCTTGCCAAAATTTAACTTGATGTCTTAAGTCGTTGTTTTCTTCTGCTAGTTTTTCTAAATCTATTTGATTGTTATCGCCTGGAATACAAATGCTAAAAAATATTTTGTTCCTATCAACCTCTTGTTCAAACTTATCTCTTAATAAATCTGGTAAACCTTCAGCGTTTGGATCTACACCATCAACATAAAATGTAGCTCCCACTAAAACTTCCCGCTCTTTCTTTAGGTCTTTCATAAATGTTTATTCATCAACCAAATAAAATAAAGCAAGCCACCCACAAAGTAAGTGGCTATCACCCCTAAAATCCAAAGAAAAAACTCAAGCATTATTTTTAAATAACTCTTCTTTGGTATTTTTCCAAATATGAATACACTCTGGAGCGGCAGATGAGTTTTCTACATATACAGTTACATCTCCTACTTCTATATATGCAGATTCGTCAGAGCTTTGAATTATTTTAATAGTCATTTGGATGCCTCTTTATAAGCATGCTCAAATAAAGCTGGGTGATGTTGACGAATGTATTCAACAAACTTG